TTACTCTTACTTTTATTGAAGGCGTTTGAACAGTTTTGACTTCATTTGAATATATACTGTTTGATTTTGATGCATCAAAGTCAATCTGTGTAAAACTAGCGTTTCCAGCTCCACTCACAGGGGAAGCCCCTAAACCGGTACCATATAAAGCACCTTCTGAGGGCTGATTGTTTAGAACGAAAAATCTGCTTACCTTTCCAGTGATATTCGGTAGCCCTGCTGCTATATAGCCGAAATTGTTAGAACCCCAGATGGCACGGTTTCTAAAATCAGGCAGAACAAAAGTTGTCGACCCGTCACCTGCTTCGTAAGTTGTTCCGTAAATTGCAAATAATTCCGCGTATGTTGTTCTCGATACAGTTCCACCCTCAAGCCATATTTCATTATCTCCTAAGGTATTTGAAAGTGTTATTATTGGGTCACCAATTGCATACTGTGCTTTTTCTCCGAAAGACAATTGTTTCCAATTTGTGCCAGAAGTGTCCTGTTCAGGGTCATTCCCAATATTATCATCTGTTAATGAATAAAAAAGTTTTAATTCTTCATTTATAACTTTTTTGACAATAGAGAACTTATAATAAGTTGTCTGATTATCCCACTCAGCGTTACCCTCTTGAAACAGGTATGCTATTTGCTGTGATAGTGCAAGTAAAACAGCATTCATATCTTCCATAAATGGCGCATCATCCGTTAACAGCGCAGGCTCCCACCCTTGTGTAAAAGTTTCAGTTTGAATTTTACTTACATCTTTTGTATATTCGGCATCATCGCCGTTTTTTGCTGTTCCAAATGCTGTTACTTCATTACTGCCTGCATTTTCAGCAAAGATTTTTTGTGTAATTCTAGGTATTTTAGCCATATAATTTAAATCTCCTTCTTCTTAAGCTGCATTGATATTAATCACATTAGATATGCGTAAAAAGCTTGCCTCTTTTGGTGCGTTTACACGTGAAAAACCAATCGGGCTCTTGTAACTGTTTATTCGCTTAAATCCGTATATTTTTGTCGGTTCCGGAACTACCAGTATATATTCGAACCCAACTCCGCAAGGGGCACGAAAATATTTTAATTTTAATGCAGCCTGTAATGATAATAAGAGTTTATTTGCGACAATATAAGTAATTGTTAAATCAAAATTATTTCTTAAAACTATATCATTACCAAATAGTGTATAAATAGCGTCATCTATATCTTTTTGTGATGCCCTGAGACAATTTACGAGAATTTTGAACTTTATTAATTGTCTGTAATCGCTATTATTAAGTTCATATTTAGAAAGCAGACTGTTGTAAATAGTCTTAAAACTACCGTTTGCAGGAGCATTTATTTTAGAGTAGCCTATGTTTTTGCTATCATTATGAAATGTAAAATAATTTCTTGTGAGCGTAAGCCCTTGAATATATCGCGGGCAATCTACGATTTTTCCTATTAAATCAAGAATAAATCCAAAATGAGTATCAAGATCTAATATATTCTCATATTGGAATATCAAACCGTTGCATAAAAGCTCTTCTACAAACATTTTGATTGTAGCGCGTGCTTTAGGGCATGCACGATATTGTAAAATCAATAAATCAGCATAATTTGTTGCAACTTCCTCTACAAGCTGCTTTAATTCTTCATCTGTATATGACATTATTATTCTACCGTTAAAGTTATATTCTCTGCTGCAAGTGCAAAATAGTTGTCTAAACTGGTAGGGGTAACAATTTCCTGCCAGTTAGAATTATCTGTAGAAACTTCAACATCATAAGGGATACCGGTGTTATTTAATATATCTCTTAAAACACAAGTTATTGTTGCAGTATCAGCATTTTCTCCTATATTGTAAGTTAAATTTTCTGACATTTTATTTTTGATATCGGTTTCATCTAATGCCGTTGTTTCAAGATTTTTTATTGTAGCCTTTACATATAATGTCTGAGCTGTTCCACGGTCAAAATAAACAGGTGTTAATTCCCCGTTTGATTTGGATACTAAAACCTCAATAGAACCTTTCATAGGTATTCCGGGCGGGATATTAGCATAAATTATATTGCCTATTTCAGAGTTTTGTCCGCCTTGTACAATTACCCATATTGTGTGCGCGGGGATACCGTTAACTTCTACGGGTTTTCTGTTATCATAAACTTTAACTTGTGTAACAGTGTCTAAATTTAACAGCTGGGCTTCTATGCTTTCATCAAAGCCCTGGGAAGGCAAAGCTACAGTTTTATTTCTGCGCTGCCTATATTCAGCATCGCTTTCCCCCGTATCGCCCGTAATATAATTTGCTGCCGGGTTTGATACAGATACAACGCCGCTGACAATTGTTTCCGGTAAGGTAACGGTATTGGGCAGGCACTGTATTCCCCCCAACTCCGCGGCTCTAAAAGGAAATTCATCTGTTCCGTTCAGATTTGTTACACTGTTTGCCAAAATCCAGCGGTTGCCGTTTGTGTCCTGAATTGTATAGCCGGTACCGTCTGAATTATTTATATTATTGTCAAGTCCTTGAAGATTTGTCGGACCGCTTGTTGTCACCTTTACATTTACGTAGCTGTAAGTATAAGATTTGATTTCAAGCCCGTTAAGCTTGTATAAAATTTGCTGTGCTATTCCCTGAACCTGATCAACATCAATATTAGAATTGTATTGCACTAATAAATCAAGAATATCTTTTTTCATCTGCGCAAGCAGATTTATCATTTGCCCGTCAGGTGTATTCTGGTCAATGTTTATATCATTACCGTAAATTCCCTGATATTTACCGGTAATTTCTGTTATAATCTCTTCTAATGATTGTATAACAAGCCCTGTTTGTGAAAAATAATTAGCTGCCATAATTGAATTCTACCTGTCCCTGATAAACCGTACTGTAAATCGTTGAAACACTGTATTGTATAGAAAGTGTTCTGTCTGCGTTTGTAAGAACATCAATGTTGTTGACTTTTACGACCCCTTTGGTCTGTGCAATAGTCTTTTCAATACTGCTTTGTAATCGTGCCGAGCGGTTATATTCCAGGAGATTAAACCAGTCTATGCCGGCATCTGTATCAAAAAAACAATCTCCAAGAAATGATAAAAGTCTTGTTTTTATATTTAATCCGATTTCTGCGTTATAATTCAGGTAATTTGACCGTCCTGCGCCAAATGTCCAATCGTGATTTTCGTCTAAATTTCGTATGCTCATTTTAATAATTCCGCAAAAGTTGTTTTTAAATCAGTAAAAGCCTGTTTACTTTGCGGTGTTATCACACCTGTATTGGGTGTTACCGCTATATTTTCACAGACTGTTAACAGATTTGTTATCAATGTTAATAAATCCTGTGAAGCATTTGCCATTTTGAATTTATCGTCAATTGTAAAAGTTGAATTTACGGCATCTTCTTCCTCACCTTCCGTAGGACTTGACGTTACATTAACGTTAAAACTGTTTTGTTTTAACTGAACTTTGCAGCTTCCGTTTTCTGTGCCGTTCCAGATATTAAGTATGCCATGTTCATAATTTGCAACCGGGTTTTGCAGGCTGTGAAGTCCGACGAATGCAACGGCGTCTGAAAAATCGTGCATTCTGGCATCATCCGGTGCATATGCTTCACCTGTTTCATACCAGGCATCTATATTCCTGTCCATAAAAGCTAAATGGCAGTAACAGCTCTCATAATCTGGCATTGTAATTCCGCTGTTTGTTCCGCCGATTACAATAACAGGCACATCTACAAGATACGGAGCAGCATAATTGGTATTATAAAACTGTTTTTGCTGCATAAGCTCAACATCTGCAGTAAATGTTTCGGGGTAAAATTTTACTATTCTGCCTATATTATTGCAGTTGAGATTGCTCATTACTGCCTGCTGAACGACTGATAACGTATATTCAAGTGTAGGGTTTGTTTTTGATACTTGTCTTGTCATTAGTATGTTCCTATATAACTGATAGGGTTAACAGCTTTCCCGTTTTCTCTTACCTCGAAATGTAAGTGCGGACCGGTTGACTTCCCTGTTGAACCAACATAACCTATTGTCTGTCCCTGTGTTACTTGTGAACCTGTTGCAACAATATAACGGTTTAAGTGGCCGTAACGACTGCTTACTCGTTTGCCCTCAATAGTTCCGTTATCTATATATATTGCATTCCCATACCCGCCCGCAGAACCTGCAAAATTGACAATCCCGTTAGCCGGTGCTTTGACAGGAGTATCGTAAGGTGCCCCAATATCTATGCCTTCATGGTAAGTACTTCCGGCTGTTCCTTGTGGTCTTGGTCTAGAGCCATAACTACTTGTTATTCTTACATTAGCCCCTGTAACCGGTTTAGACCACTTTCCGGTTGTCTCGCCTATATAAGCTGCAACCTGCTTTTCGAGTTCTTTAAACGGATATTCTCCAAGGGATAATGAAACACTTGTATATAAATTCCCGCATTCAACAGGGCTGATTGTGCCGTAATGGCGCAATCTTATAATTTGATAGTTTTGATTTAAGAAAGGATAAAGTTTACTTTGCAAGCTTATTGCTTGAGCTACAACTAATTGAGGCTCAAAAATTGTGTCAACGTTCAGAGTTGTTTCACCCCTGCGAGGGGTACCAATCATACCACTGTCTGCATTCAATACCATTAACTGACCCGGAATAACATCATTTTCACCTAAGATATGTAATTCTCCGTTATCTACAAAAACTTTGTCAAAGTCGTACGCCTCTAGTAGCTTCATTGTCTGACCAATGAATGTCCTGCCGCGTTTTCTCATCTGTTTTACGTTAGAGGTTATATATCCGACTTTACAGGTAGGAACACCCGCAAGAAGTTCCTGTATCAGAAATTTGAAATCTGTATCTTTTGAAAATGTTTTATTTACAAATCCATACTGGAACAGATACCCGCCGTCTGTTGCCTGAATATCCGTTATAAAATCAACACCGTTACGGTAGCTTGTACATTCCTGAACATCACCCATAAAAATAAGAGGCATTATATTTTCATAACCTGCATATAGCCACATTGTAACATATTTTGTCTGGTCAAATCTGTCTTTCCATAAAAGAGCCTGGACATCATAACCGAGATTATAAATTTGAAAATTTCCGGTATTTGCATCAGACCATACGCCCCTGTTAACATCAAACTTTAAGGTAAACGGATATTGAATTTTTATTGTCTGCTGGGGAACGTATTCAAGCAGATCCTTTCTATACCCGACTTCAAAAACTATTTTGTAATTCCTGTTAAATTTTCTCATAGTAGTTAGCTTCTATCGCTTCAACATCTTCTGATGTAAGGGTATAAACTTTTGCATATCCTGTTGAAAAATCATCTATATCAGTCGGTTCAAGCCCGTCAATGGTATCGCACCGCAAGCCGAACGGCAGATAACTCTTATATGCACGCAGCATATTGTAAGCCGTGACAAGCCGTAAATTTGTGTAGGTTGTTTCATTATAAGTAAAATTGAAAAACCACCCTTGTTGGTTTGCTCTGTATTCAAGATATATAGTTAAAAACTGGTTATTTTCAAGCGGAATTTTTATCTGTTGTTTTGGCGAATTATCCAGAGATGATATTTGATACATTATTTAACCTTATGTAGACGGTATTGTCTGCTTGTAAGTACCTTTTTGCGTCCCTTTATTTTGGGTTTGTGCAATCTGCTGGCGTGTTCTGCCGACTGTATTTTTTAAATCAAGAACCATACTTTGCACAAAGTTTATCTGCTGAAAAGTCAAGGTATAATCACTTATATCAAGAGAATTATCTCGTAAAGGGGTCATTGACTTCAAAACCATATTGTCATAGCGTTCCCAGCTGGTTTCTACAGAAATTAATGCTTTTGATTTATATAATGCTTTAAAAAAGTAATAAGTACGTGTTTGCGCTGATTTAAGCTTATACAAATCCTGGAATATAGTGAACAAGTCAACATTATTAAAATTGTTTATATATTTACTGACAAAACTCTGTTTATTATTTTGGGTATTTGCCTCTTTTAACTTTTTTGACTTCTGCTGTTTTACAAAATTGCTTACTTTAGGTACAAACTGTTTTACTAGCGACATTGTAGGAGTAACAAGCGCAAGAGTGTCCTCTATCGGATTAACAGAATGAAAATATTCGCCCTGTAAACCTTTAACGGTAATCATTACAGGTCTATGTGCAATATGGTCTTGAACAGGTCTGTTATCCTCAACGTAATGCGTTGTTATCTCGCTATCAAATTCTATGCGTTCTTGTTCCTGAATATGAAACTTAAACCCTGCGATGCCTGTCTGTCCGAGAATTTGAACAATAGCACTATCATCATTCAAAACATCTTGACAGAGTTTTGTCCAATAATCTTTAGATGATAATTGTACGGCTTTGCTGATTAAATCAAAATAACTTGCTGTTGCATTAAATACCATTTTATACTACCTGCGGGTTACTTAATTCTATCTGCGAAAGACTACGTTTTATGCTGTCTGTACTTTCATTCGCAACAAGTACAGGGTCAGCTGCACTGTTGATTGTCTGGTTTATATTGATTACATTGTTTGTATTATATGAAGTTAAATTATTCGGTACCGGTGGAAGTTTTTCAGGGATAGAAAGCTGATTATCTAACTCTGGTAAGGGCACAAGCATTGGCTGAGGCATTATGTTACCAACTGTCCCACGATTGGTTATTCCCGAAGAATTATTTTTGTTTTGTGTATTAATAGGTGATGTTATATTATGCTCTTCTTTGGGCTTTTTGGGTGCTGGTGATTTGAATTTTTCCAGGAAATAACTTTGTGCAAAGGCTGCCGCTCTCAACGGAGCCGGCAGTTTTTCGCTTATAAAATTATCCTTCCAAATCCAACTTTGTAAAGAATTATTTGTATTTATAGCAAAATTTTTAGTTTTAGTTTTTGTATATTGTTGTTCTTCTTTGTTCTGCCATGGGTAACTTAAGAGTTTGTTTGTAATTTCAAGTAAATTATTTATCCACTGTTGATTAGCAATGAATTTATCTTGTGCAGCCTGCCAGGTTGCACCTAACGCATTCCAACCGGCTTGTTGTTTTCTTAAATTATCAAGTTCTTTATCTGATAATAATAACCGTTCATCAAACTGGTCATTACGCTGTTTTGCAAGATATAACAAATCTTGCGACAAGCCCATTTCACGTAGTGCATATGCGCCTGTTGCTTCGTCTACTTGCTGTAATCGTTTTAATATAGTTGCAAGTGCTTCCTCAGGTTTTTTGAAATCAAAATTATGCGGGTCAAGCCCAAGTAAAGTCCAACCTTTTAAATTCCCACGTCCCATTTGAACATCAAGCATATTCTCCTGAAGCGATTTTAAATTACCTAAGAATTGTTCTGTACTATAGTTGTTAAGCTTTAACCAAACGTTCCATTTTTGTAATTTATCTAAAGGAATTCCTGTAGTAGAATTGAATTTGTCCAAGGCAACAGTTGTATTCAGCGCATTTTTACTGAAATCTTTGACCATATTAACGGCTTGCTGGGCGCTGTTTTTGGTCAATAAAAACTGAGCAGAAATTCCGTTCAGAGTTTTCATTAGCCCTGAACCGCCCTTTTGCCCGAATTCTACAAATAATTCGCCTAAGCCTTTAGATTGTCCTTTGTCTGCCATTTTTAATTGCCCTGTCTTGGATTATTCGTGTTTTCACCGGAGTAATGTCCGGTTCAAACTTACGGGCTACACCCTACCGAAAATCCGCTGTGTTTAAATCCCTTACCTGACGTTCGTATTCAACCATAAATGTTTCATAATGAATTAAGTTTAAGAATGTTTCAGCATCGTACATTTTGATTGTGTTAACATCGGCGTAGCCTGCTTTAGAAAGCCTTATCGCCCAGTAATCCACCCAGTTTAGTTTTATATCTATCTCAGGCAGTCTTATTTCATCAAGAGGTCTGAAATGAGGGTGTCGAAAACTAAACGGAGACTTGGAAAAAAAGGGGCTAAATTCTCTAACCCCACAAGCTGAATTACAGGGAGCAAATCCTGACGGGCTTTTTCGTCATTAAATACTTCAAGTGCAAAGGGTTTATTATCATATTTAACCTTTGTGCAGCATTCACAAACCGCATTAAAGACATTTTCAGACCCCATTACTGCAAGTGCTGCATCTGCGTTTTTCCCGAAAATAAGATTAAAGACCGTATCGCTTTCCTCAATCTCAAGCTTTAAACCTGTGCCTTTGGTTTCATTTACTACAGTTCTGAAAAGGTTTAACCCTGTTTCAACCGGGGCAAGTTCAAATTCTACAATTTTCCCGCTGCTTAGTTTGTATTTACGCATTACAATGTCCTCTTACTGTTGCCAAATCTGAACGTATAAACTGATACAACCTGGTCTGTATTCCCTGTAGTATCAACCATTGGAACAGGCGGGTTAACAGGAAGCCCAAAGAAACATTGCTGTGTTTCATTAGTTACTGAACCGTCAGAATGTGATACACGTTTGGTAAAGTCCATTTTTAGCGGTTTAAAACGTAAATCTCTGTTTTGCCACAATGTATAAGATGTGTTTAATCTCTTATCATCATCAGAGCCTTTTACGACCCTTAATGTGACCTGACGTTGTCTGCCGGGTTCGTTATGTGCCCCGAGGGAATTTCCGTTATATCCTGTATTTGTGGTTGATGCTTCGTTTGGTGCTGTTACCTCTGCAACTGTACCATCTGCAAAGTCGCTTAATGTAAATTTCCCGTCATAGTCTTCAACTACAATCGTGTCTTGTCCTGTATATGCATCCATTTTATTATCTCCTTAAGCTTCTAAGTAAATCATAATATCGCTGTTATGAATTGCACCGGCTTCTTTGCCTGCACATTGAATAAGCGGGGCTTTTCTCTGTTCCCGTTCAGCCTGTGCCTGTTCCACAACAGGGGTTGAATATATGTAATACCCTGTTTCAAGAATATTCCTGTGGAAATCTTCCAAATTACCGAATGTGTCGGAGGAATTCCACTGTCCCGGGGCTATCATACCGTTTGTAACTGCCTCGTCAAAAGTATCATATACTGCAGATTTCAAAAGGTTCATACCCTGCTCGGTCTGCGGTATCTTGGTTCTTGTGGTCGCAAGGGTATTGAATACATTTGTTTGAATAGTGCTTGTGAGCCAAATTCTATTTGCTACCTGGTCAAAATATAAACCGTTGCCTGCATTTGAAATAACTTTAGCAAGTCCGGCTATAGAAGGGAAACAATCAACACCTAAATCTGCACATTGCTGTAATATGGTTTCGGTAATATTTGTATCTGCTTCAATACCTGTTAAGTCTTTCAAATTCATTGTAATACAGGTATTAGAACCGCTGTAATTTACAGATAAACCTCGTGAGGCGTAAGCTGCGGCAAATAATTTTGCGTTAGCTTTTTTCGTATCCTCATCAGCTCCATAAGTATAAAGCAGACATTTTGTCTGCGTATTACTTTGCAATTTATAAAATAAGCCGTTAGCTGTTTGTAAAGCATTTACATCTGATGAAGGTAAGAAAAATATCTGGTCAGCTGTTGCCTCAACTGCTGCTGATGCTTCTCCGGCTTCTTCATCGTCTAATTCTCTTGTGGTTAAAATACCCTCAAAGTAAATCTGTGCTGATAATCTTGAAATTGCTTGCGCTGTTGTTTCACTTGTCGATGTATAAGGTGCAACAATAACATAGCCGCTATTTGCTAAAATATTTGGATTTTGGCTGAATATTATCTGCGCCATTTTGGTACTGTCTTTCCCTGTACCAAAATTCTGTTCAACCGTTCTTGCAGCACGTGCAATAATATAATCTCCTGATAATGGTGACACCGGTTCATCATCGGTTAAAATCAGTAGTGTACTAAGCTGTTTGGGTGCTAAACCCGCAGGCTGTTCAGCTATGCTGACATTAACAACATAGCTTATAGGAATTTGATTTGCCATTTGTTATACTCCTTTGTTATGCTTCCAGGTGAATTTCAGGTATTGAAAATTTGTCGTAATAGTCCACAGGGTTTATATTCTGGTAACTTCTTATAACCCTGATACGGATATCATATCTGTTTAAGAATGCTGTTGCTTCAAGAAACGAGGCATCATAGATATTCCCCAGCCTTGAAATATGCATTTTGTTTTTTTCTTGTAATTGTTGGGATAATGTAGAACTTAAAGCCTGTAAGATTTCATAAGCCCTGTCCCTTGCTTCTGTATTGCGGGATAGCAAGGCTATTGTTATATCTTCCGCTACACTTGTGGTTAATATTTCATTTACACCCTCTGCAGTGTATTCATATTTAAGATTATTTGCGTACGGCTTTACTTCATCAATTTTCAGAACAATAAAAAGTTTTTTGTCTTTCGGTAGGGAATTGTCTGAATTAGCCGCCCATACGCGCCCTTTCGGCATTTTAAGCTGTGTATCAATAAGTTGTTTTAAAAGATTTAGTGTGTCACTCATTGCTTAATTCGTCCGCTTTGTATGCTTCAAGAAGGGTATAGCGAATATATCCGTACTTTCTGTAATCCTTTTTTTGCATAATTTTATATTTGACATTGTCATAGATTACATAATTATTTGTTGCCATATCAGCATTTGGCAGGCAGTGGATTTGCAGCCATTGCCACGACCAGGCGCCTTCAGGGTAAATCTTTAAGTCCTCGTCAGAAGGCGGACGCACAACACCTTTTGTGTTTATAATCTGCGGTGTGCCTTCGATCCAGTCTGCCCCGTCCTGATAACGTTCAACATATTCAAAACTTATGTTTAAAAACCAGCCTTTAATAGTGTTTGACATATTAGGCAGGTTTGAATTAGTGTTTATCATTGCTGTTTTATAATCCTACCGCTTATAGAACGTTTTAAGTCGCCGCTGCTAACAAGTATCTTGTTATTTTTAGCGTATTCTTCACGTTTCTTTTTAGATTTAACAGAATTGATTTTGCGCTTTAAATAGGCTTGTGACAATGAAGTCCATTTGTTATATCCATTTGTCATAAATGCCTGGTCTATAATTTGCAGTGCTTTAGTTTCAAGCGCTTTATAAAACTTTTCAGGGGCTTTATCATCAAAATAACGCTTAAATAATTCTTTCCTTAAATATTTGTTTTCATCTGTTGTAAGGTTTAATTTTTCCTGTAAAGGTTCTAACAAGAAAGAACGTTTCGGAATTTTCTTGCCGTCATTGTCTGGCTGTTCGTGTATTGTACCTAACTGTGCGTTAGTTAATCCGCTTCCTTCGTGCTCCGTCTGCGCGTCGCTTCCCATAATCCCGATGCGCAGTATAATCTTTTTCCGTAAAGCTTTTATAATATCATCAAGATTTTTATTACTAAACTTCATACTGCTGTCTTGTTCAGCCAATTGTTGTTCCTCCTCTACTGAAAAGTATCGGGCACGAGATATAAGGAAGGATTAAAGATAAGTATTTAAGCCCAAAACCGTTTTGTGTAAATATGCTGAATACCGGATTATCTGTTACCCATTGCGGGATTGTGTAACCTTCCGAAACATCTCCGACACTCTTTGATGTCGTTATCCCCACAAATCCCCCGCCTGATGATGCAGTGTTTAAGTCCATTTGCAGGTAAAATGCCACAAGATGAAGATAAATCATTATTTTGTCATCATCATTTATCCCAAACCTTGCATTAGCCGTTGAGAGTGCCTGTGACATAGCACGTTCTATATCTTTGTCCTGAACGTAATCATTTATGTTCCCTTTGACCTTTTGCCAGTTTTCAGCGTTGTCAGGTGACGTTGCATTATCGTCAATCAGTGATTTATAGAAATTGTTATTGTAATAAACAATATCCCCGTTCCAGTAGGTTTGCCCCTCAACATAGAGAGGTAAAAAAGAGAAATCCCTGAAAAAATATGCTTTAAATTGTTCTACTGTTACAGTTTTAAAAATATCGTTGTTCATTTCATCCTCTTCTTTACTTCTATGCGACTTAGGGAGGTTTATTTAGCTGTTTTTTTTGCTACTGCTTTGGCTTTTTCAAGTTCAGCCTTTAGTTTATCGATTTCTTCCTGCGCTTCTGCTTTAGCCTCAGCTTTGATTTTTTCTTCCATTGCTTTGGCTTTTTCTGCTGCGGCTTTTTCAATATCTTCGGGAGCAACATATTTTTCTACTCCGTCATATTTTAACCACAGTTCAGCTATATCGTCAGGGACATCCAATGTTTTCTGCGGCTTCAAAATGAAATAAACAGTTTCTTTCTCTTCATTCAAATATGCGTGAGAAAAAGGATGCGTTGATTTATTGTATAGTTTCATAAATTTTCTCCTTAAGCTTGTTCATCTGCGTACAAAATTGAGCCTTCACGTTTTACCCATACACCTGTAAATTGTGCTTCTGCATCAGAAATTAAGTCCAATGAGCCTTGAGCATATAATGGGTGCGGTGTATAAACAAGCGGAGCACACATTACGATGTTATCAACGTCAGTGTTGTAGAATACGTGTCTGCCTTTACCGTTTGAAGCGGCTGTATTGTTGTATACAGTATGTACAATTTTGAAGTCAGCAGGTGCGCCGGCTTCTTTAAATGCTTTTTCCAGAACTTCCTTGACTGTCGGCATACCGAATGTATCACCGTAAGGAATTCCTAAAGCCATAAATGATCTTGTAGGCATACACCATCTGTTAGGCATAATTGTATAATTTGAGCCTGCAAATGATGTAGCGAGTGCAGTTGCTGCAAATGTTTTAATTTGTTCGGTAGTCATTTTTTCAGGTGCTGTAGGTAATAATGATGTATTGACCGTAACATTAGGCTGATTTAAAAGCCCGTAAGTTCTGCCGTCGCCCAGTCCTAAAAACATTGTTTCTTGGAAGCCCAGCTGGTAAGTCTTAGCTCTTGCTTTTTCGTTCTGCTCAACAATATCAAAGTTAACGGCATTTCTTGCAGCCATTTTAATAGCTTCCTGTCTGACAGCGTAGCGTTGTGCATAGAAGTTATTAGGAATAGTTATGCCATCAATCGCAATTGAAGAAGTAGCGTTAGCGTTAATTGCGTTAGATGCCGGATTAATCAAACATTCTTTGAATGTTGCGCCAACATAAGCAGTTGTGAACTGAAACAATCCGGTTGAATATGCTCCGCGTCCTACATCAATGTTTATAAAGTCGGAAGGTGTTTGTCCGGCTAATTCATAATACTTAGCATCAACAGCTCCGTCAACAATTTCTGTTAATGTATCAACTGTTTGAATAATGCCTCGTCCAGGAATATCAAATAAAGCGTTGATTGCTTTGTATGTCTTACGTGCGTAATTATCCGCATCAAAAATTAATTTATTAGTCATTATTTCTCCTCCTACGCTGCAGCTGCTGCGGGTTCCATACCCGGCTGAACTTGTACAATAATTAACTGGTCTGCGGCGGTAGCATTAGTTAATGCAATGCCGATATAACCGTTTGAAGCTGTTGTTGTTGCTGCTACTTTACCTTCTGCTGTAAATTGAAGTTTTGAGCCGGCTGTTATATTTGCATTCGCTGTTTTGTAGCAATAGCAGTTAACAGGAATAACTGAAACTCTATCCAGTGCTGCAAAACTTGTTTTGATAGGATCTGTCAAAACTATACCTAACGGGGTATCTGTTACTGCTGCTTTTTTTACGGTAATAATTCCTTGTTTTGCGTTTGTTCCGTCAATAGTTACAATGTCGCCTGCATTCAATGCGGTAGACTGTGCACTTGATACCTGGCAGCCCTGTAAAAGCGGCTGATTAGGCAGCAAGGCAAGACCTCCGTCAACTTGTTCAATTTTAAAATTTGTTAATGAAATTGCCATATTTTAACTCCTTATTTTGAATTTTTTGTAAAAAAAAGAAGCTCCCGCAGAGCTTCAATGCCGCCATTTCTCCACTGTCTGAGAAATGCGTAATTATTTGTTTTTCTTTGTATTTAGAAAATCTGTTTACCGAGTTCTATAGCTTTTTTCTGTGAGATATAACCTGTGCCATAATCACTTGTGCTATAGTCATAGAAAGACTTTTTAAAGTCGCTGATACTGTTACGAGCTTTGTTTTTAGCCTTATTTTTGGCTTCATCATCGACTTCACGTTTTAATTTGTCATATTCATCTTCTTTGTCTTCGTCTTCATCCTCGTCATCTTCTTCGTTGCGGCATTTGTTTTTTGCTTCTTCTTTGTCTTTGTCGTCCTCATCCTCGTTTTTAGCCTTGTTATCAGCTGTGCCTGTTTCGGACTTGTCGTAACTCAACTCTTCAAGTTTTTTGGTAAGCGTTCTGAATTTTTCTTCTTCGCCACCGTCAAATTCTGATGCCGGCTTCATGGCAATTGCATCAGCTTCACGTAAAATTTTACGTTTGTCTACATCTTCATTTTTTGATTTCATGTTTTCTCCTTTATTTCTTGCCTTTAGGATTAGTTTTTCTAAATCTTCAATAATTCCCATATCTGTCTCCTTGCTGTTTTGTGCTTTATGTTTTGTAATGTCAGGGTTGAAATCTTGTGTAAGATTGGTTATAATATTTATAGAAAACTCTTCATTGGCTACGCCTATAGCGCGTTCACCCCTTGAGGAGTTTTCTGCTGTATAAGTTCTATGATTTAAGTTATAAAACTTATTACCGTTTTTATCTTCTCCGATTAGTACAGACATATTTTCTTTGTGTCCGTCTATCGAAACATTATGATTTATGCGGTGAAATTTAATTATTCCGTCTTGTCTCGGGTGTGCTAAATCTTCCGAACCTTGATATTCCCCTTTTTCAATAATATCTTTTAATGCCGGTATTGCTTTTATTTTGTGTATATCTGCACTATTTGTGTAAAACTTCTTTATGCCTGGATTGCTGAATAAAATACCTTTCAGCTCAGGATTATCAAACTTTTTGCCCTGATAATTCTCTTTAAAGTATTTCAGCCCATTCTCTCTGATTTCTTCATCAGTAGAACCAAGCTCATTGCCTTTTAATTCAATTGTTTTTGAATTTTCATTATAGAAACTTGTATTATTCCCGTCAGTAAACTTCCCGTCATCTCCCCGCGGGTGTTCTTCTTCTTTAAAATCTGAATTTACCGCTTTGTTGTATAAAAACTTCTTTTTGCCGGCAGAATTAACAGCGATAAGAGCAGCTTCATAACGCGGCGCATCCACGAGCGCAAGGTGTTCAAAAGAGCCGTTTAAGATTGTTTTATCAAACTCTATCCCGTTATGTACTCCGCCTTGCTCGTCTATTTCTGTAATATCGTACTGGCACGATACAGACCAGCCCTTATTAAGGATTAAATAAAGCGCCCGCTCATCCCAGATTATCCCCTCACACCAGTAATAACCGTCTGTCTCATCAAACCATACACGCGAAACCGTCCCTACGCGTAAATCTTCTGCGTTATCGTCGTATACTTCGTTATGGTCAATAATTACAGGACACCCTACAAATCCCTGAACGAATTTATCAAGGTTTTCCTTTGGTAAAAGACACAAACCAAAATCGTATTGTACAAGTCCTGCCTCTATGAAGCGGGATTTAAAATATCTTCCGCGTCCTTTATTTTCCTGTCCTAAAAATACTTTGTTTATTGCTTTCATTTTTTTACCTATATGGGGGAGTTCGGTATGTAGGGGATAATATGACACCGGCAATTATATGTTTCTCCAGGTAACCCCCTCGTGCCTTTTTCATCTATTACAGGCGGGTTATCAAACCTGAACACCTTTCCGTTAAGTTCTTTATGCAATTCTCGTTCCCTGCCATCCATTGTTGTAGACCAGATAAAATGGTTAATTCCCATTTTCTGATATTCTGTTTTACGGTATTCGGCAAGCATTATAGCGGTTTCGTTGCGGGCTAAAAACTTTGCTTTGCGTTTTGCTATCCCGAATTCTTTTTCAAGCATTTTTTGAACGTAATCAGCCCTGTAACCTGCTAATACTGCTTCTTGAACTCGTTGACGCATTTCAGGGATTAAATGTTCGCTTGCCCATTCTTTAATCCAGAAACGCATATTATTTGTGTAATCCCTTGCAATAGCCTGTTTCTGGCTTTTGTTAAGCTCCGGCACTATTACATTGAGCTTTTTTGTATTTTGTTTTAAAGTGTTACCTGCGTCATCAAGAATTGTTTCAACCTGTGTGTCAAACAGCATTGTGTCAATCATATATGGCAGGTTTGCATCAAGTTCTTTGATGAAATTTTGAACAGCCGTAATCTGCGCCTGCTGCTTTATCTGGTTTTCTGATAAGGCGACAAGAACATTATTCGGAATATTGTTATAAGGTATCTGGTAAGTCTTTGTCCATTTGTTATACTTAGCTCCCCAACGCTCAAACTCTTTTGCCTGCGTGTTGGTAAACTTATATTTAGCCTTAAATCCCTCATCTGTGTAGATTACAGAACCTGATTTTAAAGCTTCTGTTATGGGATTATAGTCATTCTGTGCCTTAGCAGGGTTGTAATTCATAATCTCAAAAAGAGGCTTAAATATGCCTTCATCAAGATAGCTGAACAACTGTTTAAAAATGATATTCTCGTAGATTTTTTTGTTTTTAATATCTTTGATTTTTATCATTCTTTTGTAATATCAACAAGTTTGGTTGTATCCCGTGACTGGTTATTAAATAGGGGCTCATCCTCTAATTCGCCCCTAATTGCTTTTGTATCCATAATAAAGATGTTTTCTTTTTTCAGATACTCCATAACCTCTTGTGGTGAAAGCAACTGACGGTCAAAAAGCTGCAAAGCATTAGCGACTTTGTGGTCATCAATATTCTGCATATCAATAGCAGAAAGCACACGCAGAGGCTTCCAGATAATCCGCAGGTCAGGAATTTTGCGTCCGAAAAGCTGAATACATCTTAAATCTATCGCCCATTTTATTATGGGTAGCATAGGCTCCCTGACCTCATTTTCAACCATTGCGTTATAATTTTCGAGATCATCTTCTCCTGATGAAAAACCGCTTGAACCTACACCCCAGATTTTTGCAATCGGCATTTTTGCACAGGCAGAAATCAGTATGCGTATTTCTTTCATAATTTCAGCTAATCCGCTGAAACTTATTTGTTTTTGCTCGTAATCATCGCTTGTAGAAAGGGTTATCTGCGATTTGTAGTTTTTACAGCGTGCAATCATATCAACCATACGCTGTAAAGCTACTTCGCCATTTGCAGATGAAAGCGCTGCAGAAAGAGTTGAAAGTTTTAAAATATCTGTTTTAGCTTCGTCAAGAAGTTCAAAAATTACATTTTGTGATTTAAAATATTGTGAGCATTGCTGGAATATCTGTTCAAATACAGACATTCCCCAGCCCTGTAATTCCTGCTCAATAATAAAAGGGGCTTCAACACCTTTCATTATTTTGAGTTTGGAATAGTCTATTTGATTTAGAGTATTCGCTTCTGTTCTTTCGGTCTGAATTATATTAAAAATCCCGTCAGGAATATTTATATTGCTTTTAGAATACTGTAATCTCCAGCGATCAACAGCAAGAAATTCAAGCGGCTGCCCTTCAAGTTTATTTTTATTAAGCGGGCGTTTCAAATCTCCTGTCAGCGCTATAAGCGCAGACCCGCCAAAACATCTTGCCCAATAGCCTGTTTTTTTGAAAGCGAGCATATCCCCGTTCATAATCAGGGTGTTGTATAGTTCTTCAAGTTCTTCTGCGCTTAATGTGTCGCTTTCAAGTTCAAACGCTCCGTTTCTGAACGCATCGTCAACAGGCTGTTTCACGATTGTTGCAAGAATACCATAAGTCTTATAGAGATTATTGATTAAATACTGCTGCCAGCTAATCAGGTCATATTTTATATTTGTATAGGCATTCCAGGTGCTAAGGCTGTCGTTCCACGCATTGCCGCCAATACGCAAAGCAGTTTCCAGAGAATTAACAGCTTTATGCATCTTTTGCACCTGTCTATTTTTGTTGACATATTTTCGGTATTTGTTGGTTTTATTTGTCATAAATTACCTAAAAAAGTCTAAAATAGAGACTTCTAACTGTGCTAATCCCTCTTGAACTGCTATACAGAGGGCGTCAATAATATCATCGTGTTTGTGGCTGTCATCACGTGTAAATGCCTGACATTCGCTTATTACATCTAGGTTAGAACTATAATTTTCATCAGCAGGAAGCATAATGTTACCTGCTTCAAGGTGCGGTAACATTGCTTCAACACGTGTTAATTTGTCTTTATCAGTTTGAACTGCAAACACAGGAACACTTGTATTCGTGCTAAATTCCTGAATTAACCCTGTTCCGCTTGCTTTATCTTCAATGTAAACCCCTGAACAATTAAGCCCGTACATTTGCGGATTATTCCATTTTGTCCAAAGGTAAACCAGTTGTTTTCGTAAATCCGGCGCTTCCCACTTGCCCCGTAACATATCAAGAACGTGTAATTTCCCGTTGTCTGTTATTCCTACAACCAAAAAGACAGTAAAATCGTTATGTTCTTTGACTTTCATTGCAGTGTCAGCGGTTATAAAAATACGTCTGTATGTATACTTAACGTCAAGTGGATAGTATCTGAACCACTCTGTTTTTATAACGCTGCCACCTATTACAATCGGGGTTTGCTGATACTGTGAATAATAAAGAAACGGATTAATCCGTTTCATTTTCATTAAATCGCTATAGGGCAGCTTATCCTCCCAGATTGATGTCTGTTTTTCTTCATCTGCTGTAGGGATTATACAAAAATCCCACTCATCAGCCTGCGGATTGGTTTGTAAATACCCGATTAAATCATCTGTTGCAAGCCTTTGTGCAATAATTATAATCGGCGTTTTAGGATTGTTACGGCGGGATTTGAGAGTATTCTCAAATATATCGATAACCCGTTCTTTTTCTGCTTGTGAGCGGTAATCAGCAGCTTTTAAAAAGTCATCAATAATAATAGCCCCGCCATATGTATCCTGAACTATCCCCGCTCCGAAACCTGTGATTACACCTTTTAAAGGCGCTGCCCTTAATGCTCCGCCGCCTGTGATTTTCCATAAGTCCTTGGCGTTTGTATCTCTTGAAATACTAACACCGAAAAGTTGTTTGTATAAAGGGCTGTTTATTATACTTCTGATAACGCTTGAAAACTCATTTACAAGGTCGTCGCCGTATGATGTATAAAGAAAGTTACAATCTTGATTTAGTGCATAGCTCCAGCTTGTAAAATACTGTGCTATTGCTGATTTACCGAAACGCGGCGCAATCCCAATGTAAAGGTTGTTTTTTGTGTTGTTTCCGAACGCTATATCTTCAAGCTTTTTAATAACAATTTCGTGAAACGGCTGGAAAATGAACTCTTTGCGGTAAAGGTAATAATGAAAAACTTTGATATAAAGCTTTAAACTTGTCCTTAATAATTGCCCTGCAACAACAGGATTATTCATTAAGGCTTGTAATTTTTCATCATTCATCTAACATTTTTTTCAAATTCTTTATATCTTCCAGTGTTGCCTTTTGCTTAAACTCGCCTTTGAGTTCGTGTTTGTCCGCGGGTTTTTCACCCAGTGTATCGCGTATAGCAAGATATGCACTAACATCTCCTTTTGCTGCCTTTTTAATTATCGCGGCAGTTATAGCGATATCGTTCTGCTCGCCGTTTTCGTCAGTACTTTGTAAAGCCAGTTCCAGCAATTCTTTTAATTTTTTGCGTTCCCTGCGTTTTTCGCCGGATTTCTTACCACCGTTTGATTGCCGTTTCTTTAGTTCTTCTTTACTTAGTTCGCCTTTTTTAATCGGTTTCAAATTTTCAGAGTTTGCCATAGGTTAATCCTTTAAAACATTCTAGGTTTTTCTATAGTTCCATCACCATACTTCTGCTCAAACATAAATTGTTCTAATTTTGATATTCTTGTGCTTAAGTTTTTATATTCAGTTTCTGGGCTTGAGCTAGTGGGCAATAAATTTTTACTCAAATCATAACTTCCCATCCGTTGGGCAATTTTGCCACTCAATAAAAGAAGTGAAGTCACGTTGTCTTTTTGGACACTTTCTGCCAACTGTAAAAGGTCATATATAAAATCGCCATTGATTTTAAAGGTATTATCTGTAGTTAATGCTATTGACATATTTTACTCCTTCACCTGCAAACTTAACAATCCTGCATTCTGCTGTAAATCCTGTGCAATAGCTCCGATGAGGTTTTCATCGCCTTTTGACAGGTCTTTAAGATTTTCAATAAAATCAAGTGTTTGAATAATCAATGTAAGCATATTAGCAAAATTTAACTGGTCGTCATTTTCAGATGTTTCGGGGAACAACTCAAGAGAATTGTTATAATATTCTTCTGTTGACAACGGCTCAAATCCATGTCCTAAAATGCAAACTTCTTTTAAAAGGTCAATGTACCCGTCAATGATTTCATCATCATCGTCATTAGCACCGGCAATTCTGTCCGCAAACAGATGCTTCCCGTAAAACGCTTCACCATGTACTTTATAATGAATATTTTTGGCATAGCCCTTTACTGCTATAAGTAATGCAATAAGTTTATTAATATCTTCCATAATTTCCCCAATAAAAAAGCCGCTAGTCGAAGAGGCTTAGAGAGTAAGATAATTTAAGGATTGATTTTAATATGATTTTAAATGTGTGTTATAATCAAATTATTAAGCATGCCTCATCCCAAGCCACACACGTTGTTATACAGACTTAGGGGCAGGAAGGGAGAGAAACAATGCTTAATTCAATAAAAAAGCTATTACTTGCACTGACACTGCTTGTAATAGCTATATCCGTATTAATCTTGTCTAAAGATTGATACACCCCGGAGCGTTTACTTTTGTGGACGCTCCCCATTTTTTGTCGTCAAAAATTAATTTTGTTTTGGAGCGTTTGTTATAGAGCAGACGCTCTTTTTATTACGTAAATCATAAAATTTTGTTAGCAATAAAATGTTTTAATGTTTTGTTACTAACAAATATATTATTGCTTAATTCCTAAAAAATTTCAAGTGTTAATCACAAAACTTTCACATTCTAACAATAACTCATTTTCAAGGTGTAAACAAGTGTGAGTAGGTGTGAGTTTTTTTTGAGGAATTTGTGCATAAAAAAAGAGGCTTTATTGCCTCGTTTGATAGTTTAAATATAATTTTTTTAAATTATTTTTGTTTAGGAAAAAAGTGAGATGTAACAACTAATGGTAACCCTAAAACAGTTATTAGAGTTTCTGTTAAAAGGGTTATAGTTACAGCATCTGTAATGTATATTTTATGAAAGCCTAAAAGATATAATAATACAAGAATAGCAATAGACCAAACTGAAGTAAATGCAATAACAAATATAGTTAATATTTTTTTTAAATCTGTATCTTTTTTAAAACGATCTAATTCAGCTTGTTCTTTATCATTTAAAGTCTTTATTTCTTGATCTTCTGCACTATCAGAATTGGGACAATGTAGTTGAGCTTTATCAATATCATCAATTACTTGTTGCATCCCTTGCTTGTGAGTTTCATTATTATTCAATGCCATCTAAACTCCCAAAATTTTTTTTCTAATTCTAATAACCGTATCTGATACGCCAAAAATATTTCCTAATTGAGAATTAGTTGCAAAAGGATATTTTTGTATAACTTCTTTTAGAAAAATTTCAGGAACCAATAAATTCCCTGCAAAACAATTAGCTTCCTGTTCTATAATAGGATCCTCCTGTTCTTCTAAAGGTCTCCTGAATAATAAATTTGCATATTCAGAACTGGAAGTATGCCCAAGTAAATAATGACCTAATTCATGAGCTATAGTAAAGTTACGTCTTACTGCACTTTCATTTGAGTTAACAAATAATCTGTTAGTCTGAATATCAATAAATCCTGATATACTGCTATATTTAGGATTAATTTGTGCAAAGTTAACGGGAACAACATTTAAGCGATAAATTTCCGCTAATTCTTTTGCAACAACAGGCGGTTGGTCAATATAATATTTTTTTAATATCTCAGAAGCTAAATTTTCTGCTTTTTGGAAATCTGGTTTTGCCACAGTGCAACTCATAATTGTAACCTCTATTTATTATACCACCATTCTAAAAAATCCGTCAATAAACATTCAGCTAAGAATATTATACCCGAAATTCTCTCTTTTATATCTTACTCTCGGGAATATTATACAACAAAAACATTTATTTAGTTTTGTTATTCACCGGAATACATAAATGTTCAGGCTTCATCGTGAATGTACGTAGGTTTACACCTTTTTTGTAAGCAGCACGGCGTAAACGATAAAGATATTTAAGATCTTTTTCTCCGTTTTCCATAATGAGAACACAAGCTGCCTGCCTGTTTGTCTGTCGACCATAATAAATTGCCTGACCGATACATTCAGCCCATTTGTTTGCAAAATCAAATTCAACAGCCATATTAGGGAGCAAACAATCAACACGGGTTTTGTCGCTTAATTTGTATTCCATAAGACCGCCACGTTTGTCGCACCAAGCTTTTTGGTATTCTGCTTCTGGATGTAATCGCTTTGCATAACACGGTGCAATTGTAAAAAGGAATAAAGATATAACTAGTAGCTTATTGAGCAATGATGTTTCTTTCATAATTTAGTAAATTAAAATTGTTATTTTATATCATTAAATATTTTTTTTAAAATCTTTGGTTTGATATATTTAGGCAAGTACCAGTTTTTATAAAATTCAACAATATCACCAACATCATATTCTTTATAAAGAATATTCTTATTTAAACTTAATATATTCTTATCTGTAGAATGCTTATCAATAAAATTAAAAACATAAAATTTAAAACGCTTATCCCCTCGTAGTTTTAATAATGCGTTGTAAATCCTATTTAATATATCAACTGAAAATTCATTATTGTAGCAAGTTATAAAATATTTTATATCTAAAGAGGTATTTGTAAGGTTTCTAAAATTATTTACATGCCTTTCTATTTTTTCTTTAAGACCGTCTAAGTTTACATCTTTATAATGCAGGTATAAAATGGAATATTTTTTATTTTCCCAGCAATTGTATTCATTATTATAAACAATATTGTCTAAAATATCCACAAAATTATTCTCTAATAACTCTGCTACAGATTTATGCGGACTAACAGATAAATCAAAAGGGCAAGTTAGTTCACCATCTTTTTTACGCGGTTTTATCCCATATCTGGTAAAGATCATACGTATAAAGCAGTTGTATCCTAAACTTATAAAATAATTCTTTTTCTTAAATGGTGATTTAAAATTTATATTAAAACATAGGAATTTAAACTTTAAACAATTTCCAATTCTATCATAATTAACTATATTTCCAAGTTTTTTTATTAATTTCATAATATTACTCTTTTAATGCTCATTATGAGACCTTATTTTAAGTTAGTATATCATGATTTTTCATGATATAAAAGTGTTTGCATGGCATAAACTATATCACATAAACTTACTCCACAAGTTTGTAATAATCTAATAAAAATTTTATTAAAAGACCTAACAATATTACTGAAACAACAATAAAAACTATCATATAAATCTCCTTTTAGTAACTAATAAATATAATTTTATCCTTCCTCTTCAACTTCATCATATAAATAATCATTAGAAACTTGTTTTGATAATACGTTTAATTCTTTTATATTTTTCTCTATATTTTTAATAGCTGGAGTAAAATGCAATATAGTTGCACAGATTAAACCACAAGCAAATAAAACTGTTCCAGTCAAAATTATCAATTGTGTATAAATTTGATGTATGCTTGTTTCAGTAGGTATTGTTAACCCGTTAAAAATTAAAAATAAGCCAAATAAATTAACTCCTGCAACAATAAGATTTAAAATAATATACATACTTACTCCTTTTTTTACAATCCTCTGCTTAAGTTCTTAACAACTCTGCCTTTTACGACTATTTCAATATCATCATAAGGTTTAAAAGTTTCGACTGGATATTTTGTATTATCAGAAATTACATCTAACTCCCCAGATAAACGCTTTCTAAGTCGTTTTACAAACCAATCATTGTTAATTGTAAGCAAAAATATTCCACCGTTGTTAAAATCCGTTCTTCCTGTATCTACAAGAAGCATATCTCCATCTTCAATTATACTTTCCATACTATCCCCGCAAGCTTTGAATGTTTTAAGGTTATGTGGGTGAGATATTTTTAATACAGATTGTATCATTTGTGTACCTAACTTTATTGGCGTAACCTCTGCTTCGTCTAAAACAACAGTACCTTTTCCACAAGAAGGATTTATATGGATATGGTCAATTTCGATGCAATCATCAGAATTGTTACCGATTAATGAAATTCCATAATGTTTTTCTATTTTTTCTATTTCTTCATCTGAGAAATCACTGTTACGTTTTACTCTGCTATAAAAGCTTTGTTCATTCGCAAAATCTAATATTTTTACAAAATCTTTTGCTTTTGGTGTAAATCCTAATGTATCATTCAATTTCAATAAAAGTTTATTGGTTTTCATTCTTGTCCTATCTGAATAATATATTATTCACTTTGCTTGACTTTTTATTCAATATGCGTTATACTAAATTTGTCAATAACGAAATAACAAAACGATTAACTAAATATATTTCAAACCTGACGTATGTTCAAGAAAATATTACCTGATGTTAAGCGGGTTGAGGCGACCAACCATAAAAAGCGGGATTGCAAAGCATAGCAAGGGTAACAGGCAGATTGAACGGCATAGTAAAGGGTTAGATTTTAAAGAAGGTCTTGAAAAGAGCCTTATTTAAGGCTGGCTAGGCTATGCAAAAATTTACAACCGCACATTTGACAACTGAATAGAAAGGAGAGAGTAATGCAGGAAACATTCAGAAAAATTCTTGAATTAGTCAAAAAAAAACCATCTACAGAAGTATTCAAAATACAATCATTAGACGGTGAAAAGATTATGATTAGCAGCTTTGACGGCAAAGAACACAGCTGTGAAAGCCGCTATAAAAAAGAAGGCTTTTTAGTTTTATTTACTAACTATTAAGCCATTCTACGGCACCTTTTCTAAGGTTGTATGATGCCCACCACCCGGTGTTAGAAGATAGTTCGGCAACAAATAAGGTATCATTTGTATCAATAAATTGTTTCAGAAAATCCCTTATGTTGCTGCAACTATCTGCCGTAGATATAAGCCAATCACTCTCATTGATTTTGCAATAAGAGCCATAGGATTTTATTGCATCAATAAGATTATCATAATTTTGACCTGGCTCATGCAAATCATAACTTATTACTTTGATTGTCATATCCCTATTCCTCCTTTCTTCCAGAATTTTAAGAACTAAAAAGTTCTCAACTTCATGGAAAGTATAAATTCCATGCTTTTCTATGAAGTGTAAGAGCACATTGAAAACTGAATAGCAGAAATCGACTGACGCAGAGTAGGACGACCGTTTCAGGCTAAAGAGCGTATAGCCATAAACTCTTTTTAATCGGGCTGAAAGCTGTAAGCAGCGTGGCAGAATAACAATTGAATAATGTGCGTAATGCGCTCTCCCCTGCCCTTCGCAAAGGCAGGCTAACAACGACATTACTTTGGCACAAGCGAAACTAAGTTTTTAATATCAGCTGTCAAGTAATCCTTGACAGCTGCCTTAAGAACTTAGAAAGGAGAGGCTATGAATTATGTAATGCATTTTTGCAGAAATAAGAAATGCAACAATGGCTGGATTGATAAGGATTTGACCAATGCCAAAAGCACCCCGCCAGACTGGAAATATTGCAGAGAATGTGCTGAAAATTTAGGTATTGATTACGATGCACAAACTCCGACAAGTAATTTGACAAAAAAAGAATTACTTCATCTCGAAAAGAAAAAAGAACAAGCTCGCATAATGCGTGAAAGAGATAAACGAAAAATTAACCCTACGTTTGCAGAATAGGGGCAATTTTGCGAGTTTAACCCCTTGGATATATAAAATATCATCTTAAGATTTTAACCCGCCTTAATGGCAATTTTTTATTGAAAGTTTTACCTCGCCTCCAAGCACAGTTTCCCGATATCTGTAAAAATCGGAAATCTTTTCACCTTGCCCTGTGGAAACGCAGGGTATTTTAAAGAGATTTTGAAAGGAGAATACATGGATTTTAAAGATTATTTAGAACAAACCAATATTAAATACGAAGTTAATGGGGATAACCTGACGGTTGGAGGGTACTTGGACTTGAGAGGTACAAAAATAAGCTCTTTACCAGATAACCTGACGGTTGGAGGGTACTTGGACTTGAGAGGTACAAACATAAGCTCTTTACC